GTCTCGCCGAGCTTGCCGTAGGACCGCTCGACCCGTTGGAGCCCATCGGCGATTTTGTTCTCCGCGCCGGTGAAGCTCTGGCCGAGGTTGTTTTGGATGCGGCGCACGTCATCGAGTGACTTGCCCGACCGCCTGGCGTATTCGGCGACCTTGGTGGCCGCACTCTCGAAGGCCCGCTTGTGCTGGGTACGTGCGACGGCCGGTATCTCGCCAAACTTCGCCTTGACGTTTTCCAGATGGGCCAGGACCGAATCGGCTTCCGATCGGGTTGACGCCGCCGTACCAGAAGTGCTTGCGGCCGGTCCTGTCGCCGCCCCGCGCGCTCGCGCCAGCTTGTCGAGACTGGCAAACGCCCGATCCGCCTCGCTCTTGATCCGCTTCAGTGCCCCGACCGTCTTGCCGGCCCGCTTGTTGAACAGATCAAGACCTTTGCCTGTCCCGCCAACCGTCTTCTCGAACTTCGCCAGCACGCCATCCAACTCGCGCAGCGTGTTTAGCGCCTGCGAAGCATCAAAGCCGAGTTTGGACGTGAGTTCTTCCATTGATGTTGACGCCGACCGAACGGCCCTGGAGGTGGGATGGGTGTGGGCGGCCGATCAAGAGACCTTGATGCGGACGGCCTTGATGTGGCGGCGGGGATCGGGCAGCCGGACCTTGCCGGCGAACTGCCGAAAGGCTTTGGCGCCGGTCTCTTGGAACTGGTAGGGGCCGGGCTGTTTCAGTCGGTAGAAGAGTCCGGGGTCAGGAGTGATGTTGGCGTTGTTGAACTCGTTGTAGATCAGGTGTTCCAGCGTGGTCGCATAATGGAAGTGGTACGTGCCTTTCGTTCGGTCGATCTCCAGGCCGCCGTCGCCGGCGCGTCGGCCTTCGCTGCGTCGGTCGGGTGCAACCCCGGTGGTCCCGGCCGTAAGCGAGAAACCCACGGCCCGGGCCAGGTGGTAGAACGTCGAGACCGACGCCCCGCTCCACACGGGGATCAGTGCGATGACCGTGGCGTCCAGCCATTCATGGGCTGCCTCGACAATCGCCTGGCTGAACTCCTCGTGCAGGGCTGCCCGGTAGCCGGTCAGGTCGATCCGCGGAGCTTTGAGCGTTCCTTTGAACTTCATGGTCAGCAGCCCTCACCCTCTCGGCGGCTCGGCGGCGCCCCTGGGCATCCGTGCCCCGGCCAGGTGAGCTTCCCGCTCCGCTTCGTCGTGATCCCGCACTTGGTCGTAGGCAAGAATCAACGCCTGGGTGTGGACGCCGCAGTCGTCCCAGTCGGGCTTCACTCCTGGGGGTCGGACGCCGAGTCGCTCGCAGGCACGCCAGACGGCGTACTCTCCGGTTCGGTACTTGGGCCAGAGGATGCGTCGCTGGCCGGCTGCTGACCACGTAGAAAAACCTGCCGTGCCTCTTCGAGCTTGGCCTCGTCCAGGCAGTTGGCTTCCCAAACGAGCCCGACGATCCGGTTGACCTCGACTTGCGAGAAGCCCGCGCCTCGGAGGTCCTCGGCGTAGTTGGTCCACGTCTTGGGGTTGTCCAGATCAACGTTGTCCCACTCGATCTCGGACGGTTCGAGCGACTTGACGACCATGTAGGCCACACGGCGACGGCCGTGGGCGAGCATGGCACTTCGCCAATTCGCGTCCTCTTCGTTGGGCTCCTTGCCGGCCTTGGTCAGGCGCACGGGCGGCTTGGGCTCGGGACACAGCTTGTCGAACTCGTCCATGTCGGCCAGGCCGCGGGCGCGAAACACGATCTGCTCTTCACCGCGCGGCAGGACGAGGACTTCCTCGGCCGGCAACGTGCCGGGGTCGATTCCACCGATTCTCATGGGTAGGCTCCGATCAGAGGGACTTGACAAGGGAAGGAGAAGTGGGATCGTGAGGCTACTGGCTCACGCGGCTGATGGTCGGCTCGACGGCGTTGCACCGGCCGGAGACCGAGACGGTGGCCTCGCCGAGGTCGAATTCCTTCGAGTCGGCCCGAAAGTCGGGGAAGATCGAGATTTCCATGTCGGCACCGCCGCACGGCGGGATGTGCTCGACTTCGACGTCCACGGCGTAGGGCTCGCACGGATCGGCCGAGGAGCTGACCCACTCGGCGGCCCCGCCCTTGCCCTTGATGGCGTCCATCGGCGTGATGGCCTCGCCCGTACCGGTGGTGACGAACTCGTAGACGAAGTCGAGGTTCACGTCCATCGGCACCTGGTTGCCTTCGCGCACGGTGTCCAACTGGCCGCGATCCAGCTCGTACTCGTACTCGCTGTTCTCAGTGTACGTGAGGTTGCCGTCGCCGACCTTCACGTCGATCTGCTGCGGCAGAAACGTAATCACCGCATCGTCGACGGGGAGACCGTCAGCGGTAGCCAGGGCCGGTGTGAACTCGATGTTCGTGGTCGTCGCGCTGCCGTCGGCAGGTGTGCGGCCGGTCACGGTGTAGGTTACGTCGGTCGCGCCGACGACTGTGAACCGTGCCCCGATCGGAATCACGTCGGTCCCCAGCTTGCCGTTGACCACTACGGTGTCGATGTCGAAATCCGTGTCGCCGTCGGCCGGGGGCGTGACGGGCTCGTTGACGGCGGCCGTGCCGCTGAATCCGTCCTTGATGCGGATGGTTGCATGGCGAAGTTCGATGCGTGCCATGAGCTATTCTCCGTTGGTTGAGAGGAAGAGGTGATACCGGGCGTCGACCGCGCTCTGGCGGAGCCGATCGTCCCGGCTGATCTGTCCGAAGTGAATCACGCGGATCGCGTCCCGCTTGCCGGAGCGGAGCGTGAGGCAACCGAGTAGCGACTGGTCGTCATCCGGCCCTTCGCCCCACTTCCGCACGGGGATTGGACCACCGGCCGCTTGAAGCAACACGCCGGCTTGCTGCACGATGTCGTAGGCATTCTTGGTCTGACCACCCATCATGCTGGTCAGGAGCAGGTTCACGTCCACGTCCAAGCGGAAATAGCCCCGGCTGAGTTCCGTTACGGCCGGGCCGTTAATGCGGAACTCGACGTGATCGTTCGCCCGCATCTTCTCCGCTTCGCGTTCCTCGATCCCTTCGATCAGGATGGGCAGTTCGATCCCGTCCGCCGCCTGCTTGAAGTAGTCGGCGGCCGAAGCGAATATCCATCGCGGCCAATGAGGGTTTGCGCTACTCATTGCCGACCTGCTCCTGCCGCAAGGCTCAACAGGCTATCGGCCGCAACCAGGTGGACCTGCTCGGCAATGCGACCCATCAGTTCCTTGCCGACCACGATCCACGCCGCACCGAACTCGAACTCCCAGATGGCCTTGATCTCGTAGCGGCGGCCGTTGTAGACGAGCCAGTCATCGTCAGTGAACTCAAAGCCCTCGGGCAGGTCACGGGCGTCGAGGATGAACTTCCGTAGGCCGCTGTCGAAGCTGCCGCCGTACACGAACGCCTTGTTGGCCGAGATTTGCGAGATGCTTTGAATCACCTCGCGGCTGATCTTGACGGGCAAGATGACCGCCTGCCGGACGACGAACACGTCCTTGTCGATCTGTTTGCGCCCGGTCCGCACGTCGGTCTGTGCGTCGTTCAAACGATAGACGCTCACCGTGCCTCCGTACTGCCGTTTGAGCGAGTACAGGGTCTGCTGGATCATGTGGTTGAGCGAGCGGTCGGCCGGATACATGGACGCCTACCTGCTGGACTGACGGTCGAGGGCCCTTTCCAGTCGCTGCATAACGACCGTGTTTTGGGCAATCACGGTCGAGCACTTCTCCACCAACGGCAGAAGGACTTCCCGCTGTTCGTCTTCAAGGGTTTCGATCCGGGCGGCCAGCCGATCCTCCCTGCGATAGTCCCGCCAGAGAAAGAAGATCACGGCAATCAACAGCGGCCCGAACTGCTTGAGCAGCCACATCAGGTCCATGAAGTTGTCCACGGTGCGTTCCTCGACAGCGTTGAAGAGAAGGCGGGCGAAGCGAGAGGCGGGAAGGGACGCCCGGCGCGGAGCGGGCCGCGCCGGGCAATCCCCAAGAGACGTAGGGGCGATTAGCCCTGGAGCACGACGGCCAGGTCTGGATCGAGGACCGCGACGCCGGCCAGGATGTCCATGTTGACGACCGTGCCCTGCTTGATGCTG